CTACAGATGTTGCAAGAGCATCTTTACCTATTGCAACATTATTATTACCTATTGTAAGTGCGCCTAAAGCATTGTGTCCTACAGCTACACTATCAACACCTGTTGTCATTGCATCTCCAGCATAAGCTCCTATCATAGTATTTCTAACACCTGTACTCATAAGTCTAGCTGCTTGAAAACCTACAGCAGTATTATACGCATTGGCACCAGCGTTTAATGTTTTTAGTGCTTCAAAACCTATAGCTGTATTATATCCATGCGCGTCTTCAGCTTCTAGTGCTTGCATACCCAAAGCTACGTTATAATTACCAGTTGTTAAATTGGTTCCTGCTAAACCACCTATAATTGTATTATAAACACCAGTGGTTAAAGTAGTACCAGCTTGGTAACCTATGGCAACATTATACCCTGCACCATCATAATTTAAATTTTTAAGAGCCCAATAACCTATAGCTATATTTCTACTTCCAGTATCTTCAGAACCTAAAGTATATCTACCAATAGCTGTATTTTTTTCTCCAGTTGTTAAAGCATAACCTGAAGCTGCACCAACTAAAACATTATCAATACCTGTAGTAGCTGAATAACCAGCTTGATTACCGACAGCTATATTATAAGCATCTGCACCAGCGTTTAATGTTCTTAAAGCATTTGTACCAACCGCAACATTACCACCATGTTCATCTTCTAAGCTTAATGAGTTATAACCAACTGCTACATTGTTAAGACCCGTGGTTAAAGCGTCTCCTGCTTGAGATCCTAAAAGAGTGTTATTTTGACCTGTTGAAACAAATACACCAGCATTATATCCCACGGCAGTATTGTGTCCATCACCATCATAATTTAAGCTGTTTAAAGCTGAATAACCAATAGCTGTGTTTTTATTACCAGTGTCTTCGCTAGCAAGAGCAGCTCTTCCAATAGCTGTGTTATCATCACCTGTTGTTATAGAATCTCCAGCAAAAGCACCAACTAAAGTATTTCTAAGTCCTGTTGTCATAGAGGCACCTGCAATATATCCTACAGCAGTGTTTTCAGCATTACCGTCATAATTTAAAACTTCTAAAGTTTTATAACCTAAAGCTGTATTTCTATTACCAGTATCTTCTCCACTTAAAGATTTATGACCTACAGCAGTATTATAATCTCCTGTTGTAAGCGCGTCACCAGTAAGACCTCCTATTAACACGTTTTCAACACCTGTTGTCATACTCGTACCAGCATTGTATCCAACTGCTACATTATAGGTATCTGCGTCAGAGCCATAGTTTTGATTTGATAATGCACTAAAACCTATTGCTACGTTTCTATCTCCTTCAGTTTCATTAGTAAGGGCTTGATACCCCACAGCAACATTACTGTTACCGATAGTTAATGCATCGCCTGAAAGACCTCCAATAAGAGTGTTTAATACACCTGTTGTAATTTCTTTACCAGCCTCTCTACCTATAGCTACGTTATAAGCAGAACCATCATAATTTTGATTTAATAAAGCCGATCTACCAATAGCAATAGAATCACTACCTGTATCTTCAGCACCTAAAGCATTTAAACCTATAGCTACGTTACTACCACCTGTAGTTAAAGCATCACCTGCAAATCCTCCTAATATAACATTGTATATACCTGTTGTGACAGACACACCGGTATCATAACCAACAGCCACGTTGTAAGCATCAACGCCGGCGTCTTGAGCATATAAAGAGTTGTGTCCTATTGCTACGTTTCTACCGTGATCATCTTCAGCTTGTAGTGCATTATAACCTATAGCAACGTTTCTTGAACCTGTTGTTAATGAATTACCAGAATTACCACCTATTAAATTATTATAAATACCTGTTGTAACTTCTAAGCCAGCGCTAAACCCAATAGCCACATTGTAAGCGTTACCCGCGTCTTGATCTTCTAAAGCAAATGGCCCTATAGCTACACTTCCATGACCAGTATCTTCGGTTGATAAAGCAGCGTATCCAATTGCAATATTGTTTGATCCAGTAGTAAGTGCATCTCCTGCTAAAGCACCAATTATAGTATTTTGTAATCCACTAGTAACTTGTTGTCCAGATGAATAACCAACCGCTGTATTGTAATTATTATCACCGTAGTTTTGATTTTTTAATGATTGATAACCTATGGCTACACTTCTAGCACCTGTATCTTCTGTGTGTAAAGCTTCAAAACCAATAGCTATGTTTCTACTTCCTGTTGTTATATCTTGACCAGCACCAGAACCAAACAATGAATTATGTCTTGATGTTGTTGCGTTCTTACCAGCTTGGTGACCTATAGCAACATTATGACCATTACCATCGTAATTTAAACTATATAAAGCCTCATAACCAATAGCTACATTGAAACTATCTGTATCTGCAGAGTTTAATGCTGCCGAGCCTATAGCCACGTTTTTACCACCTGTATTTAAATTTCGACCACTTCCTTTACCTACTAAAGTGTTATTAGATCCCTCTGTTATATTCGTACCAGAATTATAACCAATAGCTGTATTTTGATCACCAGTTGTTAATGCGTTTAGCGCGCTTATACCTAACGCCGTATTATATTCAGCAGATGAAATAACACCAGTAGTACTATGCCCAACAAGTAATGAACCTGTAAAATTTGTACCTTCTATTTTGTGTAACAAACCACCACTACCGTCATATAGCTCTGTAAAATTATCATTACATATATCAAATGCTGCTCGCAGCGTAGATCCAGTTCCGTCGTTCGCTGCAGATCCTATGTTTATACTTTGTTTAGCCATTTATTTGTTTTTTAATTCTTTTACTTCTGCACTTAATTCTTGTATTGCTTTAACTAAGACAGGTATTAATCTACCGTATGTAGCTTCTAGTTTTTCTGGATTAGAATCATATACTAAATTTAAATAATCATCATCAATAGTTTGTAATTCTTGAGCTATAAATCCAATGTCTTTTTTGCCTTTATTATTACTAAAAAATTCATTACCATCTGAATCAGTTTCTGCTCTGTTATTCCAAATAAACTTTTTAGGCTTTAATGAATCAACAAAATCTAATCCATAAGGTATTGTTTCAATATCTTTTTTATCTCTTTCATCTGATAAAGAAGTAATACTTGTTTGCTGGCATCTTAAAGTAGCTACACTAGAATTTCCTAAAGTAAATTCATTATCAACATCGGCAGCGGTTGGAGAACTATTGTAACCTATAATAGTATTGTTGTCACCTGTTGTTAGTGATTCTCCAGTTTTTCCTCCTAAAAATGTGTTTTGTTTACCTGTGTTTACACCTCCTCCAGCTCCATAACCTATTCCTGTATTATAAGCGTGAACTCCCGCGTTTTGTGTTTGTAAAACGCCATAACCTACAGCAACATTTCTACCATGATTTGTTTCGCTTTTTAAAGCTTCTTGACCTACTGCGACATTATTTATACCTGAAACTAAATCCTCACCAGCTAAATATCCAATCAAAGTGTTTCCACCTCCACTTGTAATAGAAGTACCAGCGGCATAGCCCACTACTGTGTTATTGTCAGCAGACGTTACAGCATCTAAAGCATTTATACCTAACGCTGTGTTGTATTGAGCGCTACTTAAAGTTCCTGTTGTAGTATGTCCTACTATAATAGAACCAGTAAAATTAGTACCTTCTACTTTACCAGTAACACCACCACCTGAGGCAGCAGCTAAAACAATACCGCCACTACTTGAACTATATGTTAACACATGACCATCTGATGAGCCTAAACCTGGTATTCTTAAAAGGCTTATATTGCTGTCACCTAATGTTATTTCATTATCTGCATCTACTGCTGAAGCAGCTGCTGTATATCCAATAATAATATTATTACTACCAGTTGTTAACGCGTCACCTGCTTCTGCGCCTAAAATTGTATTTTTACGACCAGTAGAAACAGCCTTACCAGCTTCATAACCTATAGATGTGTTATATCCATTACCATTATAATTTAACGCAATTAAAGAATCTTGACCTATTGCTATATTTAAACTACCAGTATCTTCACCTGAAAGTGCTCTAAAGCCAATAGCAACATTTGACGCGCCTGTAGTTAAAGCATCACCTGCTAATCCTCCAACAAGAGTGTTTAATGTACCTGTTGAAACAGCTTTTCCAGCGTCGTAACCTATAGCTATATTATAACCTGCGCCATCGTAATTTAAAGCGGTTAAAGCTGAATGCCCAATAGCAACGTTTCTACTACCAGTGTCTTCTGTTCCAAGAGCCGCGTAACCCATAGCTACGTTAAAACCACCAGTGGTAAGTGCATCTCCAGCAAGCCCACCAATTATGTTGTTATATATACCTGTTGTTATTTCAGAACCAGATGAATAACCTATGGCTATATTATATGCATCACCGTTGTAATTTTGTAAACCTAAAGCAGCATAACCTATAGCAACACTTCTTGCTCCTGTATCTTCAGTTCCTAAAGCAGAATAACCAATTGCAACATTATAACCACCACTAGACAAGGCGTCTCCTGCTAATCCACCTATTACCACGTTTCTGACACCTGTTGTAATCCATTCACCAGCACTTGAACCAACAGCTGTATTGTATGCATCTACACCTGCATCTAAATTTTGTAAAGCTTTTCTACCTATCGCAACATTGTGCCCGTTAGTATCTTCAGTTGATAAAGCAAGATAACCAACAGCTACATTATTAGCTCCACTAGTTAAAGCATCACCAGCAAGACCACCAATAATTGTATTTTGAGTACCTGTTGTAACAGATAAACCAGCGTCATAACCTACAGCTACATTATAAGCATTAGTTCCTGCATCTTGATTTTTTAAAGCTTGATGACCTATTGCTACATTAAGTCCGTGATCATTTTCTGCACCTAAAGCAGAATATCCTATAGCTACATTTCTAATACCTGCGCTTATATTATCTCCAGCAAAACTACCTATAAATACATTTTCTGAACCTGATGTTAAATCATAACCAGCAAAATGTCCTACAGCTGTATTATAAGAACCTGTTGTAGTACCACTACCAATTGTGTTACTTCCAACTGCTACATTGTATTGACCTGTTGATATATATCTTCCCGCTATTGCTCCAAAACACGTGTTATATCCAGCACCATCACCACCATCAAAATTTTCTAAAGCAAAGTAACCAACTGCTGTATTATATTCTCCTTGATCATCATCAGTTAACGCTTGATAACCAATAGCTACGTTATAATTACCGTCTGTAAGAGCATCACCAGCTCTAACACCTATAAGTACATTTCTTGCACCTGATGTTAATGATTCACCAGCTGAACCACCTATTATAGTGTTTAGTATTCCTGTACTAACAGAATTACCAGCATTATAACCAATAGCAATGTTAAGAGCATCGTCACCTGCGTTTTGTGATTCTAAAGCTTGGTAACCAATAGCAACGTTATTACCGTGACCATCTTCTGTTTTTAAAGCTTTATAACCTACAGCAACATTTTTAGAACCACCTTGTAGCGATGTACCAGCTTGAGCACCTACAAGAGTATTAGTGCCACCAGTTGTTAGAGCATCACCAGATAACGCACCTACAAGGGTATTATTTACACCTGTTGTAACTAGTAATCCAGCTTGGTGACCTACGGCTGTGTTATATGAATTTAAATCAGAGGCGGGATTTTGATCTCGTAAAGCTTCTGTACCAATAGCTACTGATGAAGAACCATTAATATTTTCATATAAAGCTCTATAACCTACAGCTACATTACTACCTGTATCAGTTGATTTATTTAAAGCTTGTCTACCAACACCTGTATTATGGCTACCTGTTGTATTTGAATAACCAGATGCGTAACCTACATAAGTATTACTACTACCAGTTGTATTAGAGTAAGCAACAAGTCCTCCAACAAAAACGTTGTTTGATGAAGTAAGTGAATTGTAACCAGCAGCGTATCCTACAGCAACATTAAAAATTTCACCAGCGGTAGACGGATTAAAATTTACTAAAGCATTACCACCTATAGCTACCATTTTAGAACCATCAGTATTAGTAAATAAAGCTTGATACCCCATAGCTACATTTTCATATGCAGTAGTAGCAGCTTGTAGTGATCTGTTACCAACAACAGTGTTTTTATAACCTGTTGTAACTGCTTTACCAGTTTCATATCCTATTGCTACATTATAAGCGTCTTGACCAGCGTCTTGAACTTTTAACGCATTGTGTCCTATAGCTATATTTCTACCATGTGCGTCTTCAGTAAATAACGCTTGTGTACCTATAGCTATATTGTAATGACCTGTTGTTATATTACTACCAGTTAATCCACCAAATAAAACATTATTGCTACCAGTAGTTACTTCTTGACCAGCACTGTGACCTATTGCTATGTTGTACATATTATTATTGTCATTCTGCTTATTTAAAGCATAATATCCAATAGCTGTACTATTACTACCTGTATCTTCAGTTGACAAAGCTCTAAAACCAATAGCAATATTATGATTACCCGTGGTTAATGCATCTCCAGCTTCAGCACCTATAATTGTATTCTGAACACCTGTTGACATTGCTAAACCAGCTAAATAACCTATAGCTACGTTATTAGCATTTGTACCAGCATTTAAATTTTCTAAAGCACTGTGACCTACAGCAACATTTCTACCATGACCATCTTCATTACCAAGAGCATTATGACCTATTGCTACGTTTTGACCACCACTAGTTAACGCATCACCAGCTGTGCCTCCTATTAAAATATTTTGATTACCTGTTTCTAATGATGTTCCAGCATTATAACCTATAGCTATATTACTATCTCCAGTCGTTAACGCGTCTAATGCGCCTATACCAACACCGGTATTGTATTGTGCAGATGAAATAGTACCAGTAGTACTGTGACCGATTAGAAGTGATCCAGTGAAGTTAGTTCCTTCGGATTTAAATCCTAAGGCTGATGTTGTACCACCGTAAAGTTCCGTGAAGTTGTCGTTACAAATGTCAAATGCGGCTCTGAGCGTACTTCCAGTTCCATCATTAGCACTTGAACCTATATTTATAGATTGTTTAGCCATGTGTTATGTATTACATTTGGTTAGCATCAGCTGAAAATAATGTAGAATCAGCTGTGAGTTCAGTAAAGTCTGCGCGTAGATTAAATGCACTTAGTCTAGTGTCAGCATTAGTTATTTGCTCACTATAAACTACATTTGATCTTATTCCTATTAAAGCCATGTTTTAATATATAGCCATTATATCGTCAGCAGTAGTACCAGTATTGTATATTCTACTAACTTCTATTGGTAAGAAAGATCCAGCTGCTACATTTTGAAATACTATTGGTCTATGTATTTCATAAACTTCACTAGTCGCCATAATATCAACAGCGCTATTAGCAACGTCTACTAAACTAAGTCTAGTGTCACTGTCTACAGCACCAACAAAAGCAACCGTACCATCTGTAGTATTTACTACTAAGTCTCTAAGTTGAACTGTTTTAGTAAAAGTAGCATTATCATCTGCTAATTTATTTGTAACACCACCTGTAGCTGTTCCAGAATCTATAGTATCTTTATCTCCAGAAAAATTAACCATAATATTACCAGCTGTTCCAACGTATATCCCAGCGTTTTTATGTAGTATAGCTTTGGTAGCACTTGTAGATGCTGTTCCTGAGCTAGTTAATTGCTCTAAAGTTTTTGTATCGCTTAAATAATTTACAGCTGCACTACCAATTGAACTACCGTCTTTTAAAAGTACAGCTTTTCTAACTGTTTGTACACCTGGTTTACTTGGCGATCTGTAAGCGTTTGGGCTATTTGTTATATCTCCGTATGCCATTTTAAATTTGTTTTATTGTTATCTATTTTTATCTTTATTGACTAAATTTATAGCTTTAATCATTACTTTATCTGAGTAAGAATTACCTTCCATTATTTTATTTCTACGTAAACTAGTTGGTAAGTCTTCAGTACCTAATAACATCCTGTATATTCTACTAATAAGTTGACTACACTTAAATGATGTTTTATATATTGTGTATTTTTGAGTTGTATTGTTTCTTTGTCGCCAAACAGTTATCCAGTCATTACGCCTTAAACGTTCCCAGCGATTTTTATCCCATGAAAAAGTATAAACTCCGTCTATATAATCTTTTCTTGTAAACAGCTCCATACAATCAAAGTAAATTAGAAGTTCGAGATCAGCATCTTTTAAATCGTATGTTTTACAAGCCCATTTTCGTATAATACGATAATGCTTAAACAAACCTATGCTTCTAAGATCTTTGGCTTCTAATTTTCTCATAAGATAATAACAACGTCTTGCTGTTTTATTACAAGAAATATATTTTCATCTATCTCTACATTAAAACCAGCATGTTTATCGTAGTATATATTGTCATCAGCTTTAACGCCTTGAACTAAACTACCAACGCTTTTCACAACACCTTGTCTATATCTTATGTCTTCTTTTATTTTATCTGTAAGAAGTAAACCACCTTTTGTTTTAGTTGGTTTTTGTTTTACTTCTTCTATAACTAAATAATTACCTACTGCCTTCATTCTTCTCTCATGTTACTAATTACACAATCAGTTGATAATATAGTAGTGGCAACAGATACTGCATTTTTTAATGCGCTTTTAGTTACAAGTAAAGGATCAATAATACCTTCATTAATCATATCAACTGTTTCACCAGTTATAACATTTATACCTTTACCTTTACCTTTTTGAGGTACGTATTCTAATCCAGCGTTTTTAAGTATTGTTTTATATGGATACTTTATTGCTTCTGTAAATATATTAGTACCTTCAGTTTTTTCTTTAATATTATTTGCCGCGTTTAATAAAGCTATACCACCGCCTGGAACTATACCTTCTTTTACTGCAGCTTTTGTAGCATGTATCGCATCATCAACTCTATCTTTCTTTTCTTTAAACTCTACATCTGAGTTTGCTCCTATTGATATAACTGCAACGTTACCAGATAATATAGCTAAACGTTCTTCTAGTTTTTGTGTTCTTAAACTAGGATCAAGTGTTTTAATTTGATCTTCTATAGCTTTTATTCTTTCTTTAGCTTCTTCTGGTATTTCAGCAACTTTTAAAACTGTCGATTTAGCATCTGATACACATCTTTCACATTCGCCTAACATATCAGGTGTAATTAAATCTACATCATCACCATACTCTTCATTTATATGTGTAGCTCCTGTAACAGCAGCAATATCATCTAAAAAATCTCTTTTCCAAAAGCTAAAACCAGGTGGCGCTATGACACTAGCCTTTATATTACCTTTTATTTTATTCATTACTAATGCAGCCATAGGTTGTTTTTCTAACTCACCTATTATTAGTATTGATCTATTTTGTTTAACAGCATATTCTAATACAGTTTGTATTTTTCTTACCGATGCTATTGGTGAACTAACTAATAATACTAAAGGCTTTTCTAATGTAACAGTTTGTTTACCAGTATCTGTTACAAAGTTTGCGTTAGCAAATCCTTGATTTATTTGTGAACCTGAAACTAACTCGACTGTAGTATCTTCTGATTTAGTATCAGGATCCATCATTACAGTACCGTTTTTACCAACTTGTTTAAAAGCTTCGCCAATTACTTTACCTAAGCTTTCATCGTTGTTTGATGATATTGTAGCTACTTGATCTACCATATCACCTTCAACTGGTACTGATATATTTTCTAAATATTCAACGGTTTTATTACAAGCTTCTTGTATATCTTGTTTTATACTTCTTAAACTATCATTACCTTTATTTTTATAAGCTTCACTTAATATAGCGTGAGCTAATACAGTAGCAGTTGTAGTTCCATCACCAGCTTCACCAACTGTTTTTCTAGCTGCTTCTTTAATTAATGTAGCACCTATGTTTTCTACAGGTTCTCTTAAATTAACAGAGTTAGCAACAGTTACACCGTCTTTTGTAATCATGGGTCTTCCCATGAAGTCTTCTAGTATCACACATTTACCGCTAGCTCCAAGTGTGGAGCTAACAGCATTTGTGAGTTTTTCTATACCTGCAAAGACTTTTTCTTTAGCATCGCTGCCAAACGTTAAAGCCTTCACAATGTCTTGTGGATTTTGCATTTAATTTAATTTAATTTAGTTAATGTTATTTAAAAGTTTTAACAACTTTTGGACCATTAAGAAACTCTACTTTTTTACCGTAGTGATCAACTGATCCGTCAATAGCAGCTTCAGCGCCATCAACTGTTTCTCTTCTGGTTACATCAATCCAAGTATCTTCTTCCTTAGGATGTTGGTACTCGGTTTGGTAAAAACCATTTGGTAACTGAGTTATTCTCCAGTTCTTTTTGTCAGCTAAATGCTTCCAAAATTCAACGGTTTCTTTGGAAATTTGTGGTTGACTATTCCACGTTTTAGTCGAATAAAAAAATGTCATTGGTTTTGGTTTTAATTAAACATTTGGTTTTGCCCTTAA